CATCACCTGCTGTTTGTATTTAGTTGGTAACACACCTGCCCGTAAATAAGCAATATGTGTTGCAGGAGTCGGGCATTTAATCTCTAGCCCGCCATCCTCACCAATCAGTCCATCAGGGCTTACACCGCACTCCAAAACGTCATGCTTGCAAAACCCAACCTCTTCAACGTCATTGCCTGACGCTAGCTCGTAAAAGTTACGCGCCATCGGCTCCAGTTCAGTTCCCCGTTGCATCCACTCAGTGACTTTGACTTCTGTGGTCTGCCCGGTCATCAATTCAGCGATTAACTGATTAATGTACCCTTCAGCCTGCGTAGAAGGCTTGCCACTGGCCTGAATCAACTTGTCGAATCCTGACCCACTAGGACAGCCTAGGCGGCTGTTCAGCCACTCCTGTGTCCCTTGCTCGTGATTGATCATTCTCATCGTGCTTGCCCCTTACAGATCGACATCTGACAACTCGTTATCAGCTTGCGCAGTCTGGGCTTCCATTTGCGAGATCTTCTGCGACAGCGCGTTATACGCCTGCTCATGATGCGATTGTGGTAGCTCGGACACAGAACTGATCCGATAGTGGGCTAGGAACTTCTGTATGTCGGTTCCTGAGTAGTCCAACATCTCATTGAGGCGTTGAGCCTGAGCCTTGTCGATCGGCTGATCTAGGGCTTCTTTCTCAGCCTGCGGGATGTCTTCACCTGCATAGATGTAGAAACCTAGACCAAACATAGCGAGGCACTTCACAAGACAGCGCATGCGTGTGTCAGATATCGCACGAGTGTCAGGGTCAACGATCGCCTTGTTCTTGTGATCCATGACCGGCAACCACATTGTGCGCGTGGCAACCTCTTCGCCTTCATGAATAGTCAGGACGCACTCAACCATTACCGTACCGTTTTCAGTACGGGTGTCTTGGAAGACGTAGTACGACTCAGGGTATTTAGTCATAAGAGTTGACCAAGCCCAAGCCCAAGACAGATAGGACAAGTTGCCTTTCTTTTGGATGTGATCGTTGACGTTGATCGCAGATAGGTCAGCCCAGACACGGGCCATTAGTGTTGTTTGATTTTTCATTGCATTCTCCCATTGGTAAACAACAGGAGAATTACAACATATTATGTTTATCTGTGCAACATTATTTGTTTTCTAACATTGCGATTGCTTGATCGAGTGTCTCGCTGTTCCTGCGTGTCCATCCCTTGCCGAACGTGTCAAAGGTAGACAGGCTCTCGTAGAACGCCTGACGCGCCTCAAACATCTGCATAACGATCTCTTTAGGATCAAACTCAGCAAGTTTCTTCAGTGTGTTAGGGCCGATCGCTCCATCTGCTGTAGTTCCGATACACGTTTGGAGAGCTTTTGCACTCCGGCCAGTCCCACTATTAACAGCCCAATCAAAAACAGCCCAATCAAGACCAGACGGCAAATCATCACCTTTCACCCTGTCCCAATAATTACGCTTGTACAGTGGCGCGACATCCTCTGGCGTCAAAGCTCGCATCTCATCCTCTGTGACCTCTCGGCCCAGATAATCTTCGTAGACCTTCTTGGTCACTCCAAGGTTAGTCATTCCGCCGGGATCGGCAGGATGGTTTACAAAGCCGCCTTCATGATGCAACAGCATTTCTAGACATTGCTGATAATTCTCGATCATTTTTTACCCCGCATGCTCATAATCTTGTCCGCACCCTTAACACCAAATGACGCGCTGACCGCTATAAAAAGCAGGTACTGATACCATTCAGGCAGTGAGTTGAGCGCAGTGAAAGCCTCATCCATCCTTGTAATGATAGCGGTGTCATCCATTGCCACGCTATATGCCACGGCAATCAAAGGCGCACTTAGAATCAAGGAAAACCACTCATCTTTCCATGATGATTTAGTGGCGTCAGCCATCTTAGCTTCCCAGTCAGCGTCACTGTTGATCTGGTTGATCTTCCGCTGTTGGATTGCTTTCTTTTCTTCCGCCTTCCCTTTCAGAAAGTCCTTGCCTAGCTCAAGAGCCGGGCCGAGTAACATGTTAAGCATTGCGTTTCTTCCTTTTGCCTGCCACGCCCTTCAGTTTGCCTGAGCGTTCCATCGCGTAGAACATGGACTCACCCTTGTCCCTACCGTACTGATCGATCATCTCTTTCATGATCTTCTTGCCTTTCGCTGTCAGTGGCATAGCGCACCTCTTCTGCTTTCCTACCGCATTTATCGCACCGATGATGTGGGCGCAACAATGCTTTTAATCCGCACTCTGTCTCGTACATTCCCTTAGTGTAGGAGTACAGACAGGTTTTCATTACTTTGCCTTATCCTTGCCAGACATTGCGCTGAAGCCAAAGTAACTACCTACCACCAAACTAACAGAAGGGTAGTAGATGTTAGCCATTGATGATAATAATTGGCTTGCCGTAGGGAGTTTAAGCATCTCAGTGATTACCACTGCCGCCGGATACATCAACATCCCCGCCAAGCAGAAATAACACATCTTTCTTTTAGCATCTCTGTCATTGTTCTCGTCAGCTAGACGCTCACGTTCTGCATCTAGCTTCATGCGTTCCCATTCAGCCTGATCGATGAAACCATCGCCATTCTGGTCAACTTGATCAAATGTCATGACTTCTTAGTCCTTTTCTTTGGCTTCTTAGCAGTCTTTTTTGCCTTAGCAAATGCCGCATCAGTTGGAGCGCCTTTAGTCCCCGGCTTCCGCATCGTCTCTTTCGAGCCTGCCTTGATACGTTTCCGTTTCTTGTGGATGTTCGCGTACAGGCTCATGACATTGCCTGTGCGAGACACATTCCTGCTTTCTTACAGGAGCTAGGGTTGGGGCAACGACTGCATGGCGTGAACCCCTTCTGCGCCTTGCTGTTCTGTGACATCTTCTTGCCATATGCTTTCTTAGCCATAGTTTTCACCACTTCTTGCATGACCAGTATCTGGCCGTTAGTTTTGACGGCGGACTGCTGTCACAGCGATGCCGCGCTCTGAAAGATTTTCTGCGTTCTGGGTTTGATTTCTTGATCGTCATATTAGGATCACCGAATCGGATGAGTCGGATCGTCTCGCCTTCTTTGGCTAGCACCGCAAACTTCTTGGATGCTCCCGGCGTTCTCTTCGGCTTGTTGTAGCCGCTGAATTTTTCACCACGGTATACGATAGCCATCTCTAAGTACCTTTAAGGCTAATAAGCCACAGTAGTAAGGCCACGGCCCCGCCCACAGCACCGAGGACAGCAATGCCAATAGCCACATACAGGAATCCATTCTGTATGGCTTTTTTACGAGCCAGTTTTTTAGCTTCTGCACGTTTCCGCTCGTTCTCACGCAGTTGCTTGCGGTTTGCTATGAACTTACAGTAATCGTCCCACAGCCCTGCGCGTCCCGCGTAGATGAACTGTTGCTTTACCTCAGCCTCGTGCCGCTTGATATCTTCTAAAGCCCAGAACGCTTCCATGTCGCCGTCCTTAGCCGCCTTCTCGATATCGTCCTTGGCGTCTGCCAATTTCGTTAAATCTTTGCCCATCTCTCCTACAGAAGAAACGTGGCCCGCAAATTCCTTGATCGCGCCGATCGCCTCGTTGGCAATCTTAATAGCGGCTATGGCCTCAAATATCATGGCTCTCTATCCCGTTTTGGTTAACAGGGTGATCAGGAGCATGATGGTAGCACCCGCTGTCCCGATCATGATCGCCTCAATCCTCTTGATTCGTAATATTGTTTCTGTCCAACGCTCTGTAGATACAGCCTCATGTTTCACGAGTTGTTTCTCCAGATCATCAATCCGCTTATGAGCAGAAGCCGCAGTCCGCCTATCCACCTCAATACGTTCCCTTCCAAACCCTGAACTTGTCAAAGTCTCCAGACAGTATCTTGCGCTTTACAACGTCCTGCCGGGCTTGTGTGTCATTCCACTTTACGCCTGCCTCTTTGCACCACTCTGCAATGAGGTTCAGTGGAATTGTTCCTACGAGCCGATGCTCACCATTCTGGCCTGCACCTGCCTCACGCAACATCTGTGCGCGATGCATCTCAGGGGTAACGTCATGAGTCTTCTGGATTACCACTTTGTCGTTTGTGTGGTCATACAGAATCTTCTCGCCTAGTTTCATTCCGCCTTCTTAGCCCGTGGCTTACGAGCAGGTTTTGGCTTCTCTTCTACCTTTGGCTCCACGACTGGCTCCAGTCGGGTTCCATGCAATTCTGGGTTAGCGCATTCAACGATGTCGCCACGGCGGTACTTCTGACCTGCCAAAAATAGTGTTCCAACTACGACTTTATATTTAGCCATTGTCTATCTCCCAAAGCAGAAAGGGGCCGTAGCCCCTTCCTTGGTCACTTCATTAAGAAGTTGTGTTGTCAGCGATGATCCCTGAAGCCTTCTCGTTCTTACAAACAAGAGTGAGTTCAGTGATGACCTGACGGCGAGTTGAGTCGCCAGTCTTAGCCAACTGTGTGTTCTTAGTTGGACGCAATACGCCAACAGCCCACATGTCGTTCTGCATGATGAATACGTCACGCGAACGGTTTTCACGAGTAGGAATGAACTCTACAGTACCCCAAGGAGTAACGTAGACATCTACTGCGTTGATTACCGCGTTAGTACCACCAACAGAAGCGCCGATAGTTGAACGCTGATTGTTCATGCCAGTGAAGCCCAGAGCTTTGTTCATCTGGAACGCTGACAAGTAAACAACGTCTGGGTTACCACCCTGCTCCCAGATTGACTGCATAACACCGTCAAACTTAGTTTGGCTGAACGCTGTTAACGAGCCAACAGCATCTGTACGAGCGTCAGTACCGTCACCAGTAGGATCTGCACCGTCAGTCGCGCCGCCAGTAACAAAGTCAGTGTTAGTGATCATCCACGCAGGAGCGCCCGCCAATTCACGGGCAACTGAAGAGCTACCTGCTACACGAGCGTTGTTGTCGAACAATGCCTTTTCAATGTCGAGCTTTTGCTCTTTAGCCATGCGGAGCGTGGCATAGGCAATTTCCTTTGCGCGTCCTGCTTTGTTCAGGCCATCGTCAGTGTCAGGAACAGATACTGCGTTCTTGAAGATCTGAGTGTAGTTGCCCAAACGTGAAGTCGCTGTGCGAGCTTCAGCAGTTGTGTCATCACCTTCAACGTGAGCGTTTGCCGCAGATGAACGCAATGCGTCTGTCTGCCACTCGTGGAACGTGTT